CCATACCTCTCAAGTCTTCATAAATGCCTTCTAGTTCATGTCTTTTTTCTTGTCCATGACCTCTTAACAAATCAGCATAATCAACTATAATAACATCTGGTTTTTTATCTTGCATTATACATTTTTCGATATGACTACGTAATCCTATTACCGATACTGTTTTAGTAGGATAATGTTTTATAATCAATTCGCCATTCATTTTTTCTAATGTCTCTTTTACTTCAGTCTGATAATGTTTAAGATTTTGATTTGCAATACCTGTTATAACAGAATCATATCTTAATCCAACATATGCTTCATTAAGTTCTAATGTATAATGTAATACAGTCATGCCTTTCTTTATAGCATTTGCTCCTATATTAATCAATCCCCATGACTTTCCTATACCTGCAGGAGCTACAAATACTGCTAACTCTCCTTTACCCAAACCGCCATCTGTTAGTTCATTTATAACTTCCCATGGAGTTTCTTTTGTATCTCTAACAGCATCGGTATATCTTGCTTCTATAGAAGTCATATAATCATGACCTATATCTTTATCGCCGCCAGCTTTTAATGCACCATCTATTTTAGATTTGATATCTTCATATCGACCATGTTTTAATAAATCCACAGATGATAGAATTGCTTTTTTAATTTCTTGATTTTTACAAAAATCTAATGCCTGTTGTTTAATGAAATCTAAATCTGTTGCTTCTGTAAACTTCCATGCATTTTTTAAATGTTCTACTATTTGAGTTTTTAATACTTCATGATCAATATCTTCTAATTTCACTTTCATTACTTCTAATGTCGGTGAACTTTTATATTCGGTATGATATTGTAATATAGTATCTACTATCCAGTTATTTGCATCACTTTCGAAATATGAAGGCAGTATGATATCTGATATCTGCTGTAAAAATGATTTATCTGTTAATAATGCTGTAATAACTTTTATTTGAAAGCTATATCCGTAACTACTTAATCTATCTGTCATGCATTAAATATATATTCTTTTTTTCGTAAATCAAAGATTTCTGTAGGCATTTAGTGAATTAAATGAATTAGTCATCCAACTATCCAGATCTTTTATTACCGTATACATTTTATCTACCATAAACATTTTCTTAAAACTAAGTACATCTAATTTATTTATTTCTTCTCTTATTTTTTCTTGTATTAATAATTTAGTCGTACCTGCTATATCAACATCTTTTAATTGCATTAGTTGATAATTTAATTTGATAGTTTCAAAATTTGATTCGATAAGTTCATGTACTTTATATTTTTTTTCTACATTAGAAGCATATTCAACAAATTCTTCAACTGTCAATTGTTTATTTTCTGTAATGATAGGTAATCTACGAATCATTGTTTTTAGTCCAACACCATTTACACCAGGAATATTATCTGACTTATCTCCTGTCAATGCTCTATAAAGTAAATAGTTTTTAGCATCAATACCAAATTCTTCACGCATAACATTAGGTGTATACATTTTCTTTTTAATAGGACTCCATACTGAAATACGATCATTTACCAATTGTAAAAAATCTCTATCGGTTGATACTATTGTTGCTTTATTATCTTGTTCTGTAAATATTTCATTTGCAATATATGCAATAGCATCATCAGCTTCTATATTATCTATAGCCAAAGTTGTAATAGGTAAACATTGTAAGTATTCTATCATTCGACCAAATTGTCGTTTCATACTTTGTTGTTCATCTTCTAATGATGCAAATTCTTTATATCTATTAAAGGCTGTTTTATTTGCCCTATTAGCTTTATAATTAGGATACATCCGTTTTCTTCTCACAGATCCACCTTTACCGTCAAACACTATCACACATCTAGTGGGTTTATGTTGACGTATTACGGCTGCAATTGATCGGAGAAATCCAGTTACTCCTCCGATATGCATGCCATCATCATTCAAGGCAGGCACGGCCGAAAACACTCTAATGAATGTATTCAGGCCGTCAATAATCAGTAGATGGCTATCTTTACTTGATTCCTTACCTTGTTTGTGATCCTCTTCTACTTGTCGTAATATGTCTTGATATCTTGCTTTCATTAACCTTCTTCGCCAACAAATTCTTCGTCTATCTCAACATCATCAATTCCTATATCTTCTCCAGGTTGATATTTAAGAATATATGCATCGCAGATTTGCTGATATATTTCTTCTTTTAGTCCTTGGATCTCTTCCAATTTCTTTTCGAAATCTTTAGATAAGAATTTTACATCATCTCCATTAGACCTAGTAAAAGTATACCATGCTCCTGCTGTTGATACAAGCTTAAATTGCTTCATAACATTGAGCCATCCTCCAAAGTCATCAATACCACTTTCAAAGTAGATATCATAATCAATTGACTTTAATGGCGGACCCATTCTATTTTTAACCACTTGACATCTAGTTTTTATTCCGATAGCTTGATCCACGCCATCTTTTTTAACTTTGATTTGACCAACTGATTTTAATCGTAACCTTACTGAAGAATGAAATGGAATTGCTTTACCACCTGATGTAGTATAAGGATCTCCAAATGCTACTCCTAGCCTTGTTCTTAATTGATTAGTAAATATCAAACAAATTTTATTACGGCCTAACATATTTGTTACTTTCCTCATTGCTTTAGAAAGAATAATGGATTTGGAAGTTGCATATCCATCTTTATCAAATTCTTTTGCCATTTCTATTTTTGTTGATGCTCCCATTACAGAATCTACTACAATGGTAACTAATCTATCTTTGCTCGATTTACGGATCGACTCTACTATACTTTCAATAGCTTCAAATATATCTTCAATTGTATCCAATGGAACATATAACATTTTTTCAAGATCTAATCCTATAGCTTCTAAAAACTCTCTACTAACTGCATTTTCAGTATCTATATACACTGCCAAGCCTCCTGCTTTTTGTGTATTAGCTAATGCATGTGCTGCTAATAAAGATTTACCTGAAGCTTCTAAGCCTGTTATCTCTGTTATACGACCAACTGGAAATCCACCGTCGGGTCTATTTGAAATTGCAAGATCTAACATAGAAGAACCGGAGCCAACCCATCCTCTAACTTCACTTGGCGCATCCGTATCTTTATCTAGAAAATAAGCTGCTTTGAATCCAGTATTCTTAAATTTTTTATTTAAGTTATCTGCTAATTCTGAAGCCAGATCATCTGCTAGTTCACTTTTTGATTTTGCCATTTTATAACCTTTTAGTCGTTAAATAATGTATCGAATGCTGCTGATACATCATCAACTTTATTTACTTTTGAAACTGGTTCTTCTGATTTTGGAGTTTCTTTAGATTCAGATGTTGTCGTGGTTGATGTCTCTTCACTTGCATCTGGATCTAGCCAATTTTCTAATGCTTGTTTTAACTCATCATAACTAGGTTCTTTAAAAATATTTGCTAGGTCGGGCTGATTCTTAGCAGCTGCTTCCGCAACATTTTTATCTTCTGTTAATGGAGTAACATTAGGTTTAACTCTAATTGCTGTTTTTGGAAATGAACCTGCTCCTTCTGATGGAGTAAATTCAACTAATATATCTCTTCCATTCATAGGATCGGATATATCTCCGTAATCTGGATCTGCAATAACACCTAATAATTCGGTATATACTGTTTTTCCAAAGCCCCAAAATTTAACACCTTCTGATTCTTTACCTCTTACTATAATAGGAACATATGTTCTCATTTTAGGTTCAAGTTTCTTTCCTAACTTCCATTCATCTGAATTACCTGAAGACTTTAATTTTTCTGCAAATTCTACTACAGGATCTGCTTTGCCATATGTTACGGGCGAAAGATAATTCTTCTTACCTAAATCATAATGAAAGTAAAGTTCTTGGAAAGGATTGTCTCTATTGTGCTGATAAGGGACTATTCTGATTGTTTGCTTACCTGGTTCCGGTTTCCATAAATTATTTTGTCTGGTGCCGCTAGTCTGAAGCTGACTAAGTTTTCTTTTAATTGCGTCTAAGTCAATTGCCATTGTTTTTCCTTTTATTGGTTAATTATTAATTATTATTTGTTAATATAAGTACTTTTTTTCTATTATCCTAAGGATTATCAAAAAAAGTTAAAAAAAGTTTTATTTGTTATTTGTTAATTAGTTTTGCATATCTCTATTATATACTA